CCATGCGTATGCGATACAAGTAGGTTTTTTCTGATTCTGCCAGGTATTCTTTGAATAATTTCATTGGTATATTCCTCTACATATTTATTCAGTTTTGTGGTTTTGTGACCGATTGCCTAGAATACGCTCCAGCAGATCATTGCGGCTCAGCACCTGACCTTGGCCCTGAGCAGCTGGTTCATCCTCACCGCGATCCTGGTCCATGCGAGCCTTTTTCAACTGCAGATCTATCATTTTTAATTTTTTGTTCAGCTTGGCTGTTTTGGCAGTGAGCGCATGACCCAGCATGGTTCCGGCCACAGCAAATATTTCAGATGCATAGCGACTGTCCACATTCATGCCTAGATCGGTGAGATCACGATAGCTGTCCACAGCCAGGCGTGCCAGCTCGTCCAGTTCTTCGTCGCCAGTGTCCAGGCCACGAACTGTGGGCAAGGCAGCTTCGATCTTGTCTACCACATGGTTGATTTCTTCCAGTGCTGTTTGTGTTTCAGTCACTGTGAGTGGCACATCCACAGGTGGCGCTTCATCACCAGTGGGCAGATCAAAAAGTTCTTCGAGTTTTCGCATACCTTATTTATCGGCACCAAATGACTGAGGTTATCTCTTGCCACCTTGGTGAAAGATGTCTTCTTCAGTGACCACTCTAAATCCCAAGCCGGCTCGTTGACAAAATTTAGTCGCCGCTGACCACTTGGCGTAGTTTACTGCTACCACGGCACGGTCACGCGATGATGCCTTGCTTTCAATTAGACTTTGTTTTTTGGGCTTGATTTCAATCACTTCGGCATGAGTGGTGCCGGCTTTGTCTTGATAGGTAATAAAAAAGTCCGGCACATAGATACTGCCTTTGCCCGTGATGGGATTCACATAGGGTATGCGTATGCTTTCACTGGCCCAGCTCAAGATGTGTTGATTGTTGTCGCAAAATGTCATGAAGGCCAGCTCCCATGAGCTACGATATTTTGGCTGACCACGACCCACATACTTGTCAGCATTTTTGACAGTGTATGTGCCTTGAGCAAATCGTGTCATGATCTCACGTTTCTGGCCACATAAAAATTGGGCTGCGTGGGAGAAGCAATGCCCAACAAAGTGGATGAACTGCGGATACTGTTGACATAGTAGGTCAAGGTCAAGTTGAGTTCAGCACCATCCACTGACTGCAGTTGTGCCAGCAGATCCAGCACAGGCAATCCGCTTTGAGCAGCAATTCTAAACAGGGTCACAGAAAAGTTGCCAGCAGCTTCTCGAGTGGTGTAGATGCTGGCAAAGTAGCTGTTGACAATGTCCCACTCGGCTGCATCTACTGAATAGGAAAAACTGTAGAATTCATCAAAAATTCTCACAGTTTGATCCAGCTGACGATTGGTGTAGTTTACTGATGCCATGTGTTATGGTCGAGGTGGTTTAGGGAAAAGGATACCGTTGCCGGTGTTCACAGCTTGACGCACTGCACCTGGCAACTGTGCCTGCAACACTTGATTCTTCACTACATTTGCATCGTTGCGCACAATGTTGCTGAGAGGAGTTCGCTTGAGTGTGTTCTGCACATTGACTGATTTCTGCACAGCACCAATCACGTTCTGTAAACCACCGCGACCACTCATGATGGCTTCAAGGTCTTCGTAGATGCCCACGCCAGCATCCAACAATCCGCCTTGACCCAACACCGTGGCTTGACTGCCCGGACGAGCCAAGGGGCTGAGTGTTTGGTCGTATCTGTTGGGATCAGCAAAGCCTGTGACATTGGTGTCGGGCCTTGACTTGCCAATGGCACCTGAATAGTATTTTACTGTTTCATAGCGAATGGTCATGGTGTGAGACATGGTTCCGTTGCCCGAACTGTAGTCATAGGGTTCGGATGACCAGTCAGTGATCATGGGGTTGATCAACACATAGGCTGCAAACTTGTGCTGATTTAGGCCATAGATCTTGATGTCGTTGAAGTAGGGCGGCTTGCCCGAAGTGTTGATGCCGGTGCTGTTGGCCGGTGTGCCATCAGCAGCACTTTCACCAATGTAACCCCAGTCAGCCACTGGTCGATTACCAGCATAGATGTCACTGGTGTTGTAGCCAAAGCCTGCTGGTGTGGTCTGCAGATTGCCACTGGTGCCATTGGTGTTGGCCACACCTTCGTATTTTTGTGCTGGATCTTTGTAGTAGTAGCTGTAGTAGGTGTACCACAAGTTGCGAATCAAGTCGCCACCGTCGTCGTGAAAGGTGATTTTTACTGGCTGGTAGTCGATCTTGGTCTGTACCACTCGCTTGCGATTGTACTGATTCATCACTTCTGTGGCAATTTGATAACTGGGCAAGTCCACAGTTTTCACTGCTAGTCCAATGGAGGCTATGTCACCATTGCCAAATGTGGACTGCAGGGCCGGCACACCTGACAGGTTGAGATTGAAAAAAGTATGAAACAGGAACTTGAGCCTGGGCGCAAGTTCGTATCCGTTGGAGGTGAAAGTTTTGGAAGCGTGAGTGTAGTCTCTCAGGCCATTGGGGCCCGTGAAACCTTGCAAGAAATCTTGACCAAATGTGCCTGACATTGGCTATGCAGCTGGTGTCAGCCAGCTGTTACTGTGAGCCGGCGCCGGTGGCTATGCTGCCTACTGCTCTGCCCAGCACGCCGCCAATGCCGGTGGCTGTGTCAGCAGTTTCACTCAGTTCGCTCTGTGCTGCATTGTCATAGGCAATTGTGAGACCAATGGTCATTACTTCGCTGGTGGCATAGTTGGCATCACCATAGTTCACTGATTTCAAGTAGCAACCATACAGTTCCCATGTTTCCAAAATTTGTGGAGCAGAAGCACCATTGCCGCCGTCCAAGACTTGGAATATTGTGGTGAACTTGTAGTTGATACCAGCAGCAGCCGAAGCCATTTCCAAAAAGTCCATTTGTTTCTGCAACTGTTGACCCACCAAATTGGCCACAGCGCCTGTGGCGTCATCGCGCAGGTTACAGGTGACGTCGTCCCAAGAGTGCTTGCCAGCCAGTTTGACCTTGCTGTTGTAGATGTCAACCACATACTCATCAAAGTTCACTGTGGGACGAGTAAAGTCCATGACCTGTTGTGTGAGCTGAACCACATCACCGCCCGATGGGCCAAAGTTGGTAAAGCTCACGCGGAATCGATACTTCATCTTGGGCATGAGCAAGCCCGTGTTGGCTGGATTACCCGAGCCAAATACTGACATTCTATTGAGTGATGCGCTGGACATTATGTTCTCTCCTGTGTACTGTTATTTATCATGTGTGAGCTTGGTGGTCACTGCCGGGCTTTAACCCCCAGCAGCAATCTCTCCTGTGTTCTTGATACGCACTGGAATGTAGATAAATTCAACAGCCTTCACAGGCTCGATAGCAATATCCACCCACAATTCGTTGCGGTCGATTCTGGCAGGTGTGTTGTTGGTCAAGTCACACACCACCAAGTAGTCATAGAGACCACGCTTGGCCACCAGGTCTTGCATGAGTCCATCAATGGAGTTCTTGATCTGGTTGCGTGTGATCTGATCGTTGGGTTCAAACAAGTACTGCTTGCCAACCACTTCCAATCGACCACGGATAAACGCCACCAAACGTGCCACATTGATACGATCCATGGCGCTGGCCACAGAAGTCACTGTTTTGTTACCAAAGTTAGTGATGCCCACGCCCGGAATAAACGTGATTGGGTTGATGGCATTTTCATACATGACATCACGCAGACCTTGGTTCACACCCAGACTCTGGAATTCGCCTGACGCACTGTCAACATAACCAATCTGTACAGCATTGTCGGCCACACCGCGACGTGTGCCTGCGGGCGCCAACCAAGGGAAGCTGACTTCGTCACTGCGGATGATGGTTCTGATCATCATGTGACTTGGTGGTTGTACCACTGGGCTACCAGTCAAATCTGTGGTCTGGCAGCTGGGGTAGAACACGCCCATGTAGGTGCTGGCAGCAACCAGACCGTCGCCGGTGTTGAGTCCCAGGCCGTTGTTGTTGCTGGCCCAGGTCAACAGCTCTTGTGGGCTCAGACGCAGAGGTGTGTCACCAATCACAAATGCTGTGTTCTTGCGCTCGTTGTTGAGTGCAATCATGTTGGGCATGAGTTCTGGATAGCCAGGGCATGCCAGCAAGTTGAATTGGCGTTGTTCTTCACGGATGTCAGTGCTGGTGTCAATACCAGATTTCAGTGCAGCCACAACCATGGCACGCTGAGCTTGACGACCCATGTAAGGGCTGCCGTCGTTCTTGAGACCCGAAGCTGTGACCCAGGTGCTGGTTTCTGTGGGCAACACATCATCGGGGAATGTGGTACCATTAAAATAATTGACTTGGAAGCTCTTGACATTGTATCCCGACCGGCGTGTGTTGAACAGCAACATGCCCTGTGGGTACAAATCAGGATTGGGAGCATCCAAATCCAAGTAGTCGCTGGTCAAGAGACTTTGGATAGTAGGGAATGGATCTACCACAGGATCTGTGTCACCATTGGGTGCCCAACGAGCATCCGCAAACAACACACCATTTTCTGTGGTTTGATCAGCATTGCTGACAGGAACCCACTGATCCACGCCGTCTATGGCTTGCCAACGGCTGATAGCCGGATAGTTTTCCAGGTCGCTGGTGTCAATCCACAAGTCACCGTAAACCAAGGGAGACTCACTGGCGTCATTTTGTGTCAAGGGAGGTGTGGCAGAAATGATTGGACCTGTTGCATTGGTCACTGTCAGGTCGTAGCCACGAACATCGTTGGTTACGTTTTGATAACCTTGCCAAGAACCATTGTCCTGGATCATGATATCCACTTGATCCACAGCAGAATAGTACCACAGTCTACCATCGTCGGGATTGCGATCTGGTGCATCTGCGCTGGCTGTGTATGTAAAAGAGGGTGCATTAACAAAATTGCTCAAAATTAGGCCTAGAGCAGGGTTACCATTTAGTGGGCGACAACCCACAACTGAATCATAAAAACCAGCTGCGTTAATTGGTGCAATTCCGTTATCTTTGGCTACGAGTGAAATATTTCCGCCTTGTGTGTGAGTAAACACAATAGCGCCGGCACCATTAATCGAGCACTGAACATAATCAGGAACGCCGGCGGCACTGACTGCAGTAACAAAATCCACAGCAGTAGTACCTTGAATCGTAACCGTTAACAAGGTTACAGAAGAAGAACCGGCACTGGTATACCCCAAAGTAAAATTATTACCACTAACAAATGGACCTGGTGTGTTGGTATTACCAGTAACTACTGTGTCACCTGCAACCAGTCTTTCGAGAATTTCAGCTGTACTAGTACCATTGTTATAAACATCACTATAACAGAACAGTGTGCCAGCTGGAATATTTTGGCCGCCGCCTGTGGGATCCATACCGTACAAAGCGTCATAATCTTTGGGATACACAGGACAAGCCTGTTGAACAAATGTACCCAGTGCAGCATTCCACTTCTTGACCACGATATTCATGCCAAGATTCACATTGTTTGTTTTTTGCCACACAGAACCTGTAGGGGCAGGAGTCACATCCGTGCTTCTCCAACGCGGAGCTTGATAGCTGGCTGCTGCCAAATACGTTGCTGGGCTGTAAGATCCTTCCTCAATGCCTAACACAGCAAGAGGTGTTCCTGAAGCATTGTTGATTGCAACTGAGACTGTGGAATAGATATAAAGTTTGCCGCCAATGTAACCAGAATAAACACCAGTGATGGCAGCAGTGTTGATAGCATTGCTCAAACCAGCCACTGTGTTGTTGGGTGCAACTGGTACTGTGATAGTGGCACTGTTGATAGTAATGCTATTACCAGCTGTAAGAGTGCTAGGAGCCAATGTACCGGACACTGAGGGCCAAGCTGTTTTCCAGTCATTGCTGCCAACCAACACCCAAGTATTATAGAGATCAGCCAATTCAGCAGAACTTGTTTGTGTGCTAGTAGGACCACCGCGCTTGTAGTACATGGGGTTGTAGGTGGTAACATCAGTTACATTTACTGCGGCATAGTTGCCAATGTTGCCCAGGCTTTGTAGTGGCACGGTTGTGCCTGTTTCCAGCTGTGAAGCCAGTTCAATTGCAATAGGAGCTCGGTTGGTAAACTGACCAGTGGTTTGATTCCACTCAAACATGCCCCAGGCAGTGTTAGCAGTGTCCAACCAGTAGGTGTTGGCAGCAGGGTTGCCCATGGGTCGACTCAAGCTGGCTGTGAGTTCGGTCAAGTCAATGTCCACACGCTGAACATACACACGATTACTGGCGCCCAAGGCGCTGTAAGCAGCCAACAAGCCATATTCGTTGAGCTCGTAGCCATTGATAGGTGTACCAGCTGTGGTCTTGTAAAAGAAAGGATTGCCAAATGTGGCAGCCAGATCTCGTTGACTGGTCATCAAATACACACGGTTGGCGTTGGCAGCCAAGGTACCAGGTGCTACACCAACACCAGCGGCGCTGGCCTTGTTTTGTGCTGTGGCCAACAAAATATAAGGTACTGAATTGGTTGCAGCAGGAATGTATTGACTCTCGTCAACAATAGTGACTTCTACGCCGGGACTAGCTAATGCCATTGTGATTCTCCTAAGAACTTCATGTTAATATTTAGCTATCAACTGAAAAAAATGGTTTTATCCGTGCCCTACCCAGTAGGTTTTCTTGTAAACACATGCTAAATAACCGTATGACCAGGCCACTCTGCACAGTTTGCAACCAAAGACCCAGGGCAATAGCCTATCATCGCGACGAAAAAACACAATACCGTCGCTTGTGTGACCGTTGCATAAGAAAAAATAAGAGACTTCCGGCACCTGTGGCACGGTGGCAAAAGGCCGGCTACAAGAAAAAAACTGTATGTGACCGCTGTGGGTTCAAGTCAATGTGGGCAGCTCAGCTGATAGTGTATCACATTGATGGCAACTTGCACAACAGTGATCATCGCAACTTGCGAACGGTGTGCTTGAACTGCACCGTGGATATTGCCAAGAGCGAACTGCCTTGGCGTCCAGGAGATTTGTCTGCTGACGCCTAGGCAGCAATCAAGTCTTGTACCTGTTGGTACAGCTGATCTAAAGTACCGTTGTTGTCCAGCACAGCATCAAAGTCAGTGCCAATCCAGGCAGTTTCAGATGCATGTATGTTTAGGTGCATGAGCTTGTCCCGACTGCGGCTCCAGTCCACATGACTGGGTCCGGCATTTGCTGCTTGAGCCAGTTCATACCATTCGGGTTCGGCACCACGCACAATACGCACCACCCGGCCTCC